TATTCAGCACGTAAAGTAGTAGAGGACTTTCAACCTGATAGCTACAATATAGGAACTGCAATAAGTTATTTATTAAGAGCAGGTCATAAACCAAACAACCCTGTTGAACAAGATATACAGAAAGCAATAAACCACTTGCACTTTGAACTAGATAGATTACATAATGACTCTTTATAAATGCGAATGCGGTAAGGAAGAAAAAGAAGTAGGCAAAGCTACAATAGTTTACCGAGATGGAAAGTGGGTAACTAAAGAAGCTCAATGCAGTTGTGGTAAATACATGGATAGTGAACCAACTGAAGGAATGCCAAGCCTTAAAAGAACTGAGCCTAGTCTAAGTAAACAAAGAGATAATCTATGGGCTGGAGCAAAAGAAAAGCTAGTAGGAACAAGAGGAGTTAATGAACCATTTGATTAAATGAAAAACAAACCAATTAGAATAGTAAAAGAACCAAAGGTGTTAGAAAAGAAAGTCATAGAATACTTTTATAATAACCCTGAAGCAAACACATCTAAAGAAATGGAAGAAGTCTTTAATGTATCACATAGAAGGATAAGAAACATAATGACTAAACATTTAAAAGATAAGCTAAAAAATAGTTTTGCTAGAAGAATGGCTAGTTACTAATAAATAAAATCAATTAAATTCTATTATATACTATGAAACAACAAGTTAAGATAAGTAAAGTAAAGGGAAACCCTAAGAACCCTAGAATTATAAAGAATGATAAATTTAAGAAATTAAAAAACAGTATTAAAACTTTACCTAATTATATGAAATTAAGGCCTGTTATTGTTGATGAAGATATGATGGTCCTTGGTGGTAATATGAGGTTAAAAGCATCAATAGATTTAGGTAGGAAAGAAATTTGGACTGATATGTTTACGCAAGCTGATTGTGATGAGATGAATAAGATTGCATTAGAAGAAGGGAGAGAAACTAAAACATACATAGAATACTGTGATGAAATAATAATAAAAGATAATGTTAGTTCAGGGGATTGGGAATGGGATATGTTAGCTAATGAATGGGATAGTGTCCAGCTTAATGACTTTGGTTTAAATGTATGGCAACCTGAAGAAAGTGTAAGTAACGAAACTGATTATAGCATGAATACAGCCGAAGAAAAATTAAATAGGTTTTTAGATGCAAAGATAAAGAATATAACTATACCTTTTGAAACTGAAGAGTTTGCAAATGTAGTTACTAAGCTAGAAGTTATAATGAATAAATATAACTGCCAAGACTATAGGGAGTTAATATATAAAGTTATAGAAAATGAAAAAGTTTAATTTAACTAAATACCAAGATAGTAGCGAGTTACTCAGAACTACACCAACTAAAGAACACTTTGACAAAGTAGTTAAAGAAGATACCGCTTTTTATTTAGATGGTAAATGTATAGGTATTTATGTAAACATAGACAAAGAACTTTTAAGCTATGTTAGAGAAAGTGTAAAAGACACTAAGTATGTAGAAACATATAGGACAAGGCATGCGCTACCAACTAAAAGTAGCGTTTTTGGTGCTTTGCCCCGCATACCTTTAAGAAATGACTTTTGTAGGTTTAGCAATAAAACAATAGAAGAAAAACAAAACTTTAACAAACTATTTACTTTTCAAGATACACTTTGCAAAATATACAAAGAGTATTTGCCCGAACTTTACGAATATGATTTAAACAAAGCTAAAGAACTTGTAGACGAAGATTATAGGCTAGTAGACACACCATACACTACAGCTAATATAAACGTAAACCATGCTATTAAATACCATACCGATAGTGGTAACATTAAAGGTAGTTATAGTAACGTGCTTATACTTAAAGAATATTGTACAGGCGGTGAACTTGTTCTACCAGACTATAGAATAGCACTAGAGCAATCAGACGGGGCTTTGTGTATATTTAGAGGGCAAGAAGAAATACATGGTGTTATGCCTTTAAAACCTTACAAAGAAAACTTTTATAGGGCTAGTATAGTATATTATACCTTAGCCCAGCTCCAGCATTGCTACCCTTACAAAGAAGAAGTAACAAGGCTAAACATTAAAAAAAGAGAACGTGCAGTTAAAAGAAGTAATAACATAGACCCTAGAGAAAATGGAACAAAATAGAACAAAGATTAACAAAGAGAGATTACTTAAAGCATTAGAGAGTTCACTAGGGGTAATTACAACAGCTTTAAAAGCAACTGACCTAAGTCGAACAAACTTTTATAAGTGGCTAAAAGAAGATGAAGAATTTGCTGCTAAGGTTGAAGAAATAGAAAACATACAACAAGATTTTATTAAGTCAAAGTATTATGAATGCGTAAAAGACAAAGTACCTTCAGTTGTAATACACGCTGCAAAGACTAGGCTTGGTTGGAATGAAACAAATAGGGTAGATATAACTTCAGGTGATAAAGCTATCAATATGCCTGTTATTACATTTGTTGAAACTGATACTGAATAAGAAATACAACCCATTATTTTCATCTGATGCTCGTTACTTTATTATAACAGGAGGTAGGGGTTCAGGTAAATCTTTTGCTGTTACAGTCTTCCTTACTTTACTTACAATGACTAAAGGTATAAGAATACTCTTTACCCGTTATACTATGACTTCAGCTCACTTGTCAATTATTCCTGAATTCTTAGAAAAGATAGGGCTTTTAGGTTTTGATGAAGTATTCAGTATTAACAAAGCAGAAGTAGTTAATACAAGCAACCAATCAGATATATTATTTAGGGGTATTAGAACCTCAGCAGGAAACCAAACAGCAAGCCTAAAGTCATTACAAGGAATAAGTACATGGGTACTTGATGAAGCAGAAGAACTAGTTGATGAGAATATATTTGATACTATTGATTTAAGTATTAGGGAAAAAAACATACACAATAGGGTAGTGTTAATATTAAACCCTGTTACAAAAGAACATTGGATTTATAAAAGGTTTTTTGAAGATAAAGGCGTAGAGGGTGGTTTTAACGGCTCTAAAGACAATATATGCTACATACATACTAGCTACCTAGACAACATTAAAAACCTCTCACAGAGCTTCCTAGAGCGTATTAAGAGCATAAAGCATAGAAACTTTAAAAAGTACCAGCATAAAATCTTAGGGGGCTGGTTAGACAAAGCAGAAGGTGTAGTCTTTGACAATTGGTCAATAGGTGAATTTAACCCTGATGGCTTACAGACTTCATGTGGAATGGACTTTGGTTTTAGTGTAGACCCTGATAGCCTTACTGAAGTGGCTATTGATAAAAGAAAGCGTAAGATATATTTAAAAGAACATATTTATAAGAACGGCTTAAAATCAAATGAGTTAGCCCAAATAATATTAGACAAAGTAGATAATAAACTTATCATAGCAGATAGTGCAGAGCCAAGGTTAATTGCAGACCTTAGGCATTTAGGGGTTAACATAAAGCCTGTTAAAAAAGGAACTATTGAAAGTGGAATAACACGTATGCTAGACTATGAACTTGTTATAACACCTGAAAGCACGAACATAGCTAAAGAATTGAACAATTATGTATATGCTGACAAAGGCTCAAAATTATTTGTAGATAGCTTTAACCACGCTATTGACGGCATAAGGTATAACGTTATTTACCACTTAGATAACCCTAATGCAGGTAAGTATTATGTACAGTAAACTAAAATCAACAAATTTCTATTATATAACAGATGAAAGTCAAAGTCAAAAAGAAAGGTAAGGTAAAAGAGTTCAAATTGATTAATAGTTGGAAAGATGTAACTCTTGAGAAGTGGTTGCAACTTGTTGACTTTGAAACAGGTACAAAGACGGAAGAGGCAACTGAAACAATAGCAGCGTTATCTAACATTCCTAAGCAGATAATTAAGGAATTAGCTTTATCAGATGTAGCAGTTATAATGAGCAAGATAGCTGAGCTACAACATAAGCAAGATACAAAGCTAAAAAGGATAATTGAAATAGATGGTGTTGAGTACGGATTTCATCCTGATTTGGACAGTATAACTTTAGGGGAGTATGCA